GATTGGGCATGAGTCGGCTGGTCTTCGTTACATGGAGGAGATTGCTGATGGGTCCGCGTATGAGGGTCGCGCTGATCTTGGCAACATCCAGCCTGGTGACGGTATGCGCTACAAAGGTCACGGACCTATCCAGATCACCGGTCGGGAAAACCATCGACAGGTCAGTGAGTGGGCGTACAAACACAACTACGTCCCTACCCCAACCTATTTTGTGGATAACCCGCAGGAGTTGGGTGGGGACACGTTCGCGTTCCTTGGCACTGCTTGGTATTGGACGGTTGCGAGGGGTACGCAGATCAATGATGCTGCGGATCGTGAAGACCATGAACAGGTGTGCCGCCTCATTAACGGTGGATTGCACGGGTTCGATGATCGGGTTCAGCGATACCACAAAGCCATTCAGGTTGCGGATCAGTTTGTTCCTAGAGGAGAACCTGATGTGGCCGCTCCCCCCGCAGTGGCTGTACCCGCACCTAGCGCGTCTACTCCGCTGACCGGGCTGCCCAGGCACCACTCCCAACCGGAGAACGTCGAGGGCGCTTTGTTGAACATCCGGGCTGAAGGTTTGTTGACTCAGCGTTTGGTGTTTGAGATTGCGATGCGTGCGGGTGTGGATGCCCGCACGATTTATGAGGAAACTCGTAACAGTTTCTAGGAGGAATTACCTTGATGCCGTGGGAGAGCCAACCAGGCCCGCCACCCCCACGGCCCGCCCCGCAGCCACCCGGACCGGTGGCACCCCCGGCACCCCCGCAGATGCAGTACGACGTTGTGCAGGCACCGGGTTACACCTACAGCCACGCCCCCGTGCCTCAGTACCAACCGCCACCCCCACCGCCGCCGCCTGCGGCCCCGGCGTTTGATCTGAACTCAATCATCAAAGAGGCTGTGAACACCGCTGTTCAGCAGAACAAGCAGCAGATGGTGGCGAACACGCAGAAAGCGATCCAGAAAGCCGTCGATAAAAAAACCGACCAGCTTGAGGATCAAGTCGAACACCTAGAGGAATCGTTCTCCGGTGGCGTGGTCACCACGCGCACGTTCATTCAGGGTGCGGCGGTCGATATCGGTTTCGCGGCGTTGGCTGCCGGCGCAACGCTTATCGGCCCCGACGCTGACCTGTTCGACAAAGAACTGTGGACCCTTGTGGGAGTGATGATGCTCAAGACCGTCATTCAGACCGGGATGTCGTATGTGATGCGGATGCAGGTCCGCAATGGGTGAGTCGACGGTTTTGTTGCTGCTTGTGGTCGCCGTGATTGCGGTTGGTGTGTACCTGTCCATGAACCAATGACATGGAACACACCGTGCTGTTGAACAACGGTGAGTCAGTCACTTTGGTTGGCGAGTTGGAGTTAGTCGGGGATCACATGGTGCTGTCCAACGGTCATTCCACATACAGGTTCCATTGGTCGAACGTGCTGTATTGCCGTTCCAGAGTTAAACGATGAGGAGGTATCGGGAGTGGGCGAAACAGAACTACTCCCGGCACCACCGCATGTGATCGGCCCCACCTGGCGCAAAACCGTTGACGGGGCATGGCATCTGCCCGAGCGCACCCTTGGTTGGGGTGTGTTGAATTGGTGGGCTCAGTACGTTAAGACTCCCGGTGGGGAGAACGCCGGCGAGGCTTTCCTGCCCACTTTGGAGCAAGCCCGCTGGGTGTTGTGGTGGTACGCCGTTGATAACGAGGGGCGTTACTACCACCGCAACGGTGTGTTCAGGCGCATGAAGGGGCACGGTAAAGACCCGTTAGCGGCTGCGTTGTCGCTGGTGGAGTTGTGCGGCCCAGTAGCTTTCAGCCATTTCGCAGGCACAGAGGTTGTGGGTAAGCCTAGGCACGCCGCGTGGATTCAGATCGTCGCGGTGTCCCAGGAACAAACCAAGAACACAATGAGTTTGTTCCCGGTGATGGTGTCCTCACAGTTGAAAGAGGACTACAGCCTTGAGGTCAACAAGACCATCATTTACAGTGCGGCGGGCGGCAGGATCGAAGCTGTCACATCCTCCCCGCACTCGATGGAGGGGAACCGCCCCACCCTGGTGATCCGTAACGAAACCCAGTGGTGGGTGGACTCCAATGACGGGCATGAACTCGCCGGTGTCATCGAGGGCAACGTCACGAAGATCCCCGGTGCCCGCATCCTGTCGATCTGCAACGCCCACATCCCCGGTGATGACTCCGTTGCCGAACGGGACTATGACGCTTGGCAGGCGGTCCAGTCAGGTCAGGCTGTCGATGTCGGCACCCTGTACGACGCACTCGAAGCACCCGCTGACACCCCTGTGTCGGAGATACCGTCTGAGCGGGAAGACCCGGAAGGGTATGCCGCAGGGTTGGCGAAGCTTCGTGAGGGTATTGAGATAGCCCGTGGTGATTCGGTGTGGCTTCCGGTCGATTCGATCATCGAATCGGTTCTGGATGTTCGCAACCCGGTCACCGAGTCTCGCAGAAAGTTTTTGAATCAGGTCAACGCATCCGAGGACTCTTGGATCGCACCCTATGAGTGGGATGCAATCTCTGACACCGAAGCCCGTTTGGTTAAGGGCGACAGGATCACGTTGGGGTTCGACGGGTCGAAGTCGAATGACTGGACGGCTCTTGTGGCTTGCCGTGTCGAGGACGGGTGCCTGTTTTTGGTGAAGGCGTGGAACCCTGCGAAGTATCCGAGCGAGGAAGTTCCCCGTGAGGATGTGGATGCCACGGTGCGGTCGATGTTTGAGTCCTACGACGTGTTGGCTTTCCGCGCTGATGTGCGCGAGTTCGAGGCGTATGTGGATCAGTGGGGCCGGGACTTCAAGAAACGCATGAAGGTGAACGCTTCCCCGAATAACCCGGTGGCGTTCGATATGCGCGGGCAGACGAAACGGTTCTCGTTTGATTGTGAACGGTTTCTTGATGCGGTGATCGAGCAGGAAGTCACCCATGACGGGAACTTGACTTTGCGCCAGCATGTGCTGAACGCGAAGCGGTACCCAACCAATTTTGACGCTATTTCGATCCGAAAGGCGTCTAAGGATTCGTCGCGGAAGATAGATGCGGCTGTGTGCGCTGTGCTTGCGTATGGTGCCCGCCACGACTTCCTGATGTCGAAACGTAACCGATCACGGAAGGCGGTGGTGTTGAAATAATGGCTGAGTTAGAAAAGCTCCGCGATGAAATGCTAAACGCCTACGAGAACCGACAGATCCCGCTCCGCGAGGACAAGGCGTACTACGACAGTGTTCGCCGGCCCGACGCTATCGGGTTGGCGGTACCTATTGAGATGCGGCGGCTGCTAGCCCATGTGGGCTACCCCCGCCTGTATGTGGATGCGGTTGCGGAACGCCAGGAGGTTGAGGGGTTCCGGCTTGGTGGCGCTGATGAGGCTGACTCCGAGTTGTGGGATTGGTGGCAGGCCAACGATCTTGATGTTGAGGCCACGCTAGGCCATACCGATGCCCTGATTTACGGGCGTGCGTACATCACGGTCGCTGCGGCTGATCCGAAGCTGGATTTGGATGTGGACCCAGAGGTTCCGATCATCCGGGTTGAACCGCCGACAGCGTTGTACGCGGAGATTGATCCGCGCACACACAGGGTCACTAGGGCTGTGCGGGCCGTCTACAACGATGAGCAGACCACTCTGGTTGCCTCGACGTTGTATCTGCCGGATGAGACTGTCCAGTGGGTTCGTGAGCGCGGTGTGTGGAAACAGTTGTCCCGTGTCCGGCACGGCATGGAAATGGTGCCGGTTATCCCTATCGCCAACAGGACTCGTCTGTCTGACCCTTACGGCACGTCTCAGATCACCCCGGAGCTTCGGTCGGTGACTGATGCTGCGGCCCGCATTTTGATGGACATGCAAGGCACAGCGGAGCTTATGGCTATCCCGCAACGCCTGATTTTCGGGGTTAAACCGGAGGATCTGGGTGTGGACCCGGAGACGGGGAAGCAGTTGTTCGATGCTTACATGGCAAGGATTTTGGCGTTTGAAGATCCTGATGCGAAGGCAACCCAGTTTTCGGCTGCGGAGTTACGCAACTTTGTGGATGCTCTGGACGCTTTGGATCGTAAAGCGGCTGCCTACACGGGTTTGCCGCCGCAATACTTGTCTTTCTCCTCCGATAATCCTGCTTCGGCTGAGGCGATTAAATCGTCGGAGTCGCGGCTTGTGAAGACCGTTGAGCGGAAAAACAAGTTGTTCGGTGGGGCGTGGGAACAAGCGATGCGTGTCGCCTACAAGGTGTCTAAGGGCGGGGATGTGCCGCCTGAAATGTTTCGTTTGGAGTCGGTGTGGCGTGACCCGTCAACACCGACCTATGCCGCTAAGGCTGATGCCGCCGCGAAGCTGTACGCGAACGGTGCTGGCATCATCCCGCGTGAGCGGGCTCGTATCGACCTTGGGTATTCCATTGCGGAGCGTGAGGAGATGCGGGAGTGGGACGCTGAGGAGAATCCGCTGGGACAGTTGGCGGGTTTGTATGGGGGCCGCAGCCCACAGGCTGCCCCTCAGACGGTGAATCCCCCGCCACCACCGCCTGACCCGGTTGTCGGCGGGTGACCCCGGAGGAATATGCGTTCCAGCAGGCGTTGATTTCGGCTGCTTTAGCCAGGGTGACAGTTCAGTTCACGAAGTTCTTCATCCAACCGTTTCTGACGGTGACGGGGTGGCTTCAGTTTTTGCAACTGTTGTACCCGGAGGTTAAGGCTCGCCGGGATCAGTCGGCTGCGTTGGCACGCACGTTCTATGACTTTCAGAGGCAACGGTTTTACCCGGATTTGCCTGTGTTGGCGCGGGAGTTGGAGCCGTACCAGTTTGAGTGGTTTGTCGAGGCGATGGAACCGGTTCGACCGTTGATGTCGCAGGAGTCCTCACCGAATGTGGTGTCGGGTCAGGTTGCGGCGTTGGCGGTTCGTGAGGTTGAGAACGCGGGTCGCCGGCAGATCATCAAGGCGGTTGAGGCTGATAAGCCGGTGCAGGAACGTATCGAGGATGAGCAACCGCAGTTTGAGGTTGTCCGTAAGGGCGGCAAAAACAAGGTTGTTCCTTTGCGCCGGGTGAAGGGTTGGGCGCGTGTCGCCACAGGCAGAGAGACTTGCGCTTTCTGTTTGATGCTGGTGTCCCGTGGCCCCGTCTATTTCGGTGCTGACACAGCCGGTTTGGATCTGCCTGACAGTGAGGCTTTGAAGCTCATCAACGAGGGCGCGGATTTGTCGGAGTTCATGGATCAGTGGCATCCGAACTGTGACTGCAAGGTTGTTCCGGTGTTCGATTTGAAGGATTGGCCGGGGCGTGAGGAGTCCCGTAACGCTTTGGAGTTGTGGAAGAAAGCAACTGTGAAAGCGGATGAGGTTCTTGAGGAGAACCCGGACAAAAAGTATTACTCCTTTAAGGAGAAGCGGTGGCTTGCCACCACTAAGAACCGTGAGGCGATCAATCAGCTTCGGTTGATGCTCGATTCCGGTGAGGCTACAGACTGGGCGGCTTTGCAGGCCGCTTAACCATTTTCAACCCGTGAGCCCTTGATGGGCTCTCAACTAACGCCCAGGAGGCGAAACTATGTCCGATACCGCTACTACCGAATCTGTTTCAGCGCCGGCCCCGGAGGTTGCTGCGCC